CGCTTAACGCGTTGAAGTCGGGCAGTAGTGCAACGGGCACGCCATCGCGGTACAGCCACGTTGGTACTGAGATACAGGTCTTTCCGTCACCAGATAACACGGCGACCGGGTACACGGCAGAGCTTGTCTACTACGCAAAGATTGCGGCTTTGTCCGACACGAACACAAGCAACTGGCTGCTCACGCATAACCCAGACATTTATCTCTACGGCACCTTGATGCAGAGCGCGCCTTACCTGCAGAACGACGAGCGCATCACGGTATGGGCAAGCCTGTACCAGCGAGCGATTGATGACCTGGAAGTAAGCAACCAACGAACGGCTGGCCAGACCAGCGTCAAAATGAGAGCGGCTGCGCTCCAATAGGAAAAGACTATGGCGGGCTTTAGCGACTACCTAGAAAACAAAGTGCTTGATTATGTGCTGAGCGGCGGCAGTTTCAGCCAGCCCGGCACCAAGTACCTGGCACTGTATACGACCGCGCCAACGGACGCGGGCGGCGGCACAGAATTAAGCGGCAGCGCGTACGCAAGACAAAGCTGCGCCTTTACGACGACGAGCTCTGCATCGACAAACAGCGCGGCTGTCGAGTGGCCTACGGCCACCGGCAATTGGGGCACGATCGTCGCTGTCGGTATTTTCGACAATTCCGCGTCGGGCAACCTGCTCGCGTGGTCAACGCTGACGTCAAGCAGAACGATTGAGACCGGCGATGTGTTTCGCATACCGGCCGGCGATCTCGACGTGACACTCGACTAGGTGAGCCAGGGTTATGGCAATGGTAGCTGGAATGCTGGTCGGTATGGCGAATGGAGCTACTACGACGCTAGCGCGACTATCGTTGTTGCAGCGAGTGTTACAGCGGCTGCGCAAGTGGTGGCAAACGCTGCGGCAGCTATCAGTGCTAGCTCTGTGGTTACTGCCAATGGCGGTCGCATTAGGGAAGCAGGCGCGACAATCGCGGCCTCTTCTACAGTTACAGCAAGCGGGCAAAGGTTTAGGCACGTTGCTGCGCTCATTTCGGCTTCGTCTAGCGTTAGCGCAAATGCAAACGTGGTTGTCCACGCAGCTGCTTCGATTAGCGCAACGAGCTCAGTCACTGCGTCGTCAAGCACCTTACTCAATGGCAAGGCGACCATCGCGGCTGCTTCTGCGTTTACGGCAAGCGGCGGTCAGGTTCGCTTTGGCGCTGCAGCGATCAGTGCTCAGAGCACAGTCACGGCTGCTGGCGAAATTAAATGGCAAACCGAACCGGGTGCCTCAACCAGCTGGTCAGACGAATCCAGCGCAAGCACGACCTACACACAACAGCCCAGCGCCAGCACATCATGGCAAAAGGCAGCTTGAGGATTAAATAATGGCTGACGTCTTCACTAACGATCTGCGCATCCGCGAGCAAGAGAGCGGCTCCAATGCGGGCACTTGGGGCGGGCTCCTCAACACCACCATACGCAACATAGCGAGTGCGTTTGGCCAGGGTAGTGAAGCGATACCTGACGCATCGACGCACACCATCACATTGGCGGATGGCGTTGCTGATGAGGCGCGCAGCATGTACCTCAAATGCACCGGCGGTGGTCAGGCTTGCACGGTGACGCTTGCGCCAAACACGATCAGCAAGGTCTGGATCATCAGCAACGAAACGTCTTTCACGCTGACTTTTAGCCAGGGATCTGGCTCTAACGTCGCTGTTGCTGCGGGTAGTACAAAGATGATCGTCACAGATGGCGCTGGCGCTAGTGGCGCGGTGACGGATGCGTTGAGTGGGCTGGAGGGGTCGCTGAGCACTCTAGCAGTTACTGGAGCACTTACCGTAGACACAACTACGCTGGTCGTTGATGCGACAAATAACAACGTCGGCATCGGCGTGACGCCAGAAGCGTATACCGTGTTCAATCCAGTTTTGAGAATTAAGAACACAAATACTGGCGGTGGAGGCACTCTCGCAGGTACGAGCGCAGACAACTTTCGCATGTTCGCCAACACTTTTTATGACGGAGCATATAAGCGCCTAGCAACTGGTTTTGCCACTCAATACGGTCAAGAGTCTGGCTCGCATGTTTGGTCGTATGCCGCATCTGGCGCTGCTGATTCAACATTTACTTGGTCAGAAGTTATGCGCACCAGCGGCAGCAACTTCGGCATCGGAGTTTCGTCACCCCAGCGCGTCCTCACGCTAGGCAAAGGCGACAGCTCTGGCGTCCAAACTCAATACACGAACAGTACGACTGGAACCGGATTAGGTGATGGCTTTACTGTCGGAATCGATGGTTCAGAAAACGCAGAGTTTTGGAACTATTCAAACACCAACATGCTTTTTGCAACCAACAGCACACAACGCATGATCCTTAGCTCGAGCGGTGAGTTCACGCTAGGAAATCCATCTGCTGGTTCTGCTTTACAACTAGATGTGAGCGCCACGGGAAGTGATGGTGTTGATATAAAAGGCACCTATTACACTGGCAGTTATGGGCCAATGAAGTTCCATACTGGCGGCACAGAAAGCATGATCCTCACGAGCGAAGGCTCCGTCGGAATCAACACCAACAGCATTCACGACTTTGGTGCCAATAACCATGAGCTTCAAATCAATGGCGTGAAAGGCGGTTCCGTTGCTTTTAGCCGTGGAACCAACGGTGCAACTGAGCAATTTGCGTTAAGGACATCAGATGACGATGCGTTGCGTTTTGAATACGGCTCCAATTACGCAAGCGAAGCCATGCGCCTGACATCCGTAGGTGACGTGATAGTGGGGACTTCTAATGTCGCTCCTGTATCTAATAATGTACAAGGTGTCTCAATACGCAGTTTTGGCGAATTACAGTCTTCAAGGGACGGAGGCGCTACTCTATATCTAAATAGAAAAACGAACGATGGCGAAATTGTAATACTTAGGCAAGACGGTGCAGACATAGGTAATATTAGCAGTCGGAGCGGAGTACACATTCAAATCCAAAGTGCAGGCAATACCGCTGGATTGCATTTTGGGGGATCGGAAATAAACCCTGTTAAAAACCAAGCTATTTCTGACAACACGATTGATTTAGGTCAAGCGTCGTACAGATTTGATGACATTTTTGCCACCAACGGCACTATTCAAACCTCTGACGCAAACGAAAAGCAGGACATTGAAGCACTGTCTGCCGCAGAGCAGCGTGTCGCTGTTACGGCTAAGGGCTTGATCAGAAAGTATCGCTGGAAGTCTGCTGTCGCAGAAAAAGCCGAAGACTCACGTATCCACGTAGGGATCATAGCCCAAGATCTACAGGCATGTTTCGCCGCTGAAGGCTTAGACGCTGCACGTTACGCAATGTTTTGCAGTGACACTTGGACTAACGACGATGGTAGTGAGCAGACGCGCTTAGGTGTGCGCTACAGCGAACTTCTCGCCTTCATCATTGCAGCAATTTAAGGAGCAAAACTAATGGCAGCAACATTCACTTGGACGATCTCAACCTTAGAGCGCGACTTGATAGGCGACCTTGCCGGAGGCGTCATTGTGGCGCATTGGCGCGTCAACGCATCGCAAGAAGATAGCGGCGAAAGTTACACGGCGACCAGCTACGGCACGCAGAGCTTCACGCCTGATCCTACAGCGTCGGATTATATTCAGTATGACCAACTTACAGAGGCGGACGTGATTGGCTGGTGCCAGTCAGCGTTAGACAAAGACGCCATCGAAGCGGGACTGCAATCAAGCATCGACGCACAGATCACACCAGCAACTGCCACAGGTACGCCCTGGGCGGCATAAGGAAAACACTCATGGAAGACGCGGTAATCACAATCGGCGACACAGAAGTTAAGTTCAGCGATTTAGAAGCAGACGCTCAGATAATCGTGCAGCGCGTGCGCGCATTACGCGACCAGCAACAGGGCTTGCACATTCAGCTGATCGAGAGCGAGCGCGTGATTAAGGCTTGGGAAGCCGACCTGCACGACCTGGTGCATGCCGTTGAAGAGACTGAGGAAGAGTCGGCCTAGTGGCTGGGCCCACGCAAAAAGAATTAGCGCAAGCAGCGCTGGCTCGCATAGAAGCGCATGAGGCGTTGTGCCTTGAGCGATTCAGCAACATTGAGCGCCGCCTTGATAGCGGCGCAAAGAATTTTGAGAAACTTGAGCGGATGATCTTTGGCCTTTACGCCTTAGTGCTCGGCTCAGTTTTGGTGCCGTTTTTATTGTCTATGGGCTAAGTCATGGTAATTGAGTCGATAGCGGCAGCTTCAGCCACTCTGAGCGCCATTAACGGCTTGATCTCTCAAGTCAATGAGACAGGGCAAGGCGTTCATCAAGTGATGGGCATGATCTCCGACTTTGGGGAGGGCATTACTGAGTTTGAGGCGCAGCGAAGACAAAGCACGTTCAAGCCATTAACGCAGAACGAAATTTTGAAGCTGCAAATGCTAAAGCGTCAATATGAAAGGCACTGGCAGAGCGTCCACGATTTGCTCCTCGTCGCAGACCCGAAGCTGTTAGACGACTTTAAGGCCGCAAAAGCCCAGCAAGAGCAAGACCGGCAAGAGCACTTGAGGATGATTGCTCGTAAAAAGAAGGCGCGACAACATTTGACCAATCAGATCCTAGTAGGCGGCACAACATTGTTGGTGGGCGCAGTCATTATTGGTTTGGGATTGATGGTGATGATCAAGGTGTACGGAAAATGATGCTGTCCGAAGTGGATGCCAATTTTCATCAAAACATGGGACTAACGAATGAAGTTTGACGCAATCAAAGGAATTATCGGCAGCCTGGCGCCTACCGTGGCGCAAGCACTCGGTGGCCCGTTGGCAGGCACTGCAGCGTCAGCTATTGCAAAGGTGCTCAATTGCGAGCCAGAGCCAAAGGCTTTGCAGCAGGCAGTGCAAAACGCAACGCCAGAGCAGCTGGCAGAGATCAAGCGCGCAGATAATGACTTCGCCGTGCAAATGAAAAAGCTAGACGTAGACGTGTTCGCTTTGCAGACGGCAGACACGCAGCACGCGCGCAAAAGTTTCGCAGGGGATTGGACGCCAAAAATCATTGCGATTTTGATGGTTCTCTTTGTCGGCGGCTACATCACGATGGTCACAGTGCAGCCGCCAGACGCTAACAGCGACACCATAGTTTCGCTGGTGCTGGGTAACCTTTTCGGAGTGCTATCCACCATCAGCGCTTTTTATTTTGGTGCGTCACATAAGGCGAGCGAAAAATGAGCGAGCGACTGATCAAAATGCTCAAGCGCCACGAAGGCGTCAAGTCTAAGGTCTACAAATGCACACAGGGTTTCGAAACCATAGGCGTCGGGCGAAATATTAGCGAGTCTGGCCTTGGGCTATCTGATGATGAGATCGACATGCTGCTCGCAAACGACATCAAGCGCGTCGAGCAAGAGTTAAAAGATCGCTTTAGCTGGTACAGGAATCTGGACAGCGTGAGGCGTGAAGCAATGATCGACATTGCATTCAACTTAGGCATAACCAAATTGCTTGGTTTCAAGAAGGCACTGGCCGCTATGGAAGGCGGCGACTACTACTGGGCCAGTACAGAATTTAACGCCAGCCGCTGGGCGGAGCAGGTCGGTTATCGCGCAGAAGAGCTCTGCGACATGATCGAAACAGGTGAATACCGTGTCATTGCTT